GATTGTGTAGGACGGCGTGGCGGTGCCAATGCCAAGCCGGTTGTTGGTGTCATCCCAAAACAGTTGCGCGTTGTCTTGGGAATACACGCCAGACGCGCCAGCAAACACCACTGAGCCGGGGGTTAATGCAGTGGCGGTGCCGGTGCCGCCGTTGGCGACCGCCAGCGTGCCGGCCAATGTCACTGCGCCGGTGGTGGCCGTTGAAGGTGTAAAGCCTGTAGTGCCCGCGCTGAACGAAGTAACCGCAACGCTGGACAGCGTTGTCCAGGTTGGTGTTCCAGCAGCAGCAGAAGTCAAAAACTGACCACTAGTGCCTGCTGGCGTGAAAGCAACCGCAGACCCTGTGCCATAACCGACGCCACCCGCCGTAGGCAAGCCATTCAGGTTGTACGATGCAATCGTTCCAAGTTGAGGTGCGGCAGGTTCAGTATCAAACTGATTCTGAAGGTTGATCGTTGCTTGTTCATACTGCTCCGCAGGCTCAAGCAATTTAAGTTGCAGTTCAGACTTGAGAGCCTGTAATTCTTGCAGGGCAAGCGTGGCTTTGGCATCAGTCACAGCTCCATCAGCTGTGAGACTGTTTTCTAGTGCTTCGATCAATGAAAGTGCATCGTTTGCCGTCGCTTGCGCAGTTCCAGCAGAAATGGCCACTTCATTCACGAAGTCAGGCGCAATTGCATCAACGGTCGCAAACAGCCGTTCAAATTGCTTGATTGATTCGTGATCCTTTAGGAACAGGGCCAGTTGATCACGCGTCAAATTTAACTTTGAATTAGCCATCAGAACGCCAGCGGCTCAAGTTGTGCTTCGAGTCGGATAAACGCCACATGCGACGAACTATCTCCCTGGAAACGCTGGATGCGCCAGTTCCGCATGTGGCCCTGCTGGAACCACACCAAACGCTTTAGTCGATCGCCAATCGTGCCTGCGCTGATATATTTTGATTGGCTCCACACTTGCCCATCAACCGAATAAGACGTGCTGATCTGTGGGTTATCCGCAAGTGACACGCGGCCAGTCAGCGCCACCAGTTCAAGCTGATTGAAGATCACGCCTTTGCCTTCTGCGTAAATAATCGTGGTGCCAAATTCCCAGCGCACTATCTGCCCGAAATGCGCGCTCGTTTCCTGCGCCATATAGCCGACCGTTGCGCTGGTCGGGTCTCCAACGAGCCAGCGGTTGTAAGCCCACACGATGTTTCTGGCCCGGTACTGACTGAAGCCTGCCAGCGAACTTGTGAGTGTGAACCACACCGGCTGGCTAAGTGCTTGCGTTGCAGCCGCATCAAAAACAATCGTGCGGTCTGGCAAATGCACATATAGATGCTGGTGATTTCTGTCGTTTCGCGCCTCTAACTTTATGCTTGCGAGCGTTGTTTCATCGTAAGTCAGCAAGATCTGGTCAATTTCTTGCGTGCTGATCTTGTTGGCGTTAGCGTTGGCAGCTACATACACGCCCGGCGCTTCATTCCTGCCACTGCCAATAAACGCAATTTGCTCCAAAAACACACAGCAAGCTTGCGTCCCGACGGTGCCTTTTTGAACTTGCGCGCCGTCAATGCGTTCGAACGGGAAAAAATCGCCGCCTACGTTGTCGAACACTTCGATTGTGTTTCGATTCAGCGCATAGACTTCATTGCGTAGCTTCAACAAAGCCACAACCGGGTCCGGGTCGGCTTCACTTGAGCCATACTTCAGCGGATTAACCTGCGTCGGATCGGATAGCTCTGTGACAATCAGAAACTCTCCATCTGTCGTCATGAAGTAACCATCGACCCAGCACATATCAATCACGGTGCCAAGGTCTGGATCGGTAACTTGCGTGAGCGTTGAGCCATCCCAATAAAACAAATCGCCGCCCGATGCGATCGCCAGGCGGTCGAAACTGTAATCGAACGTCACAAGGCCGGTGCCGCCCACATCGCCAAGCGTGGTCACGGTGCCAGTGGATGACACCTCCACAAGCTTTGTGCCCATGACTCGATAGCAGGTGCCTTCCCACTGAATGCCGCCACGATCAATGCCAGGGCCTGTTCCGTTTGAGATAAGCCCATCAGCTGGGCGCAGATAGCCCTCACTGATTCCGTTACCCTTTGGCACTGGCACCATATTCACCGGGTAACTGGTGCGCAGGTCTGGCCCGTTGTCGGTGTAAATGCCGTTCAGAATTGGGATCTGAGCCATTGATTATTTTTTCCTGGCTGCGCGCATATTGTCGATGAGATTCGGGTAAGGCCGGCCCGCCTTCTTTGCAGCGGCTTTTGCACTGGCGGTCTGCTTCTCGGTGAGCGGTTGCGGCTTGCCTTCCGCTTTTGGTCGCGCTTTATCCCACACGGGCTTTTTCTTCATGCTGCTCACCATTTCACTTTATCTGCCCAATATGCAGCACTCATTTTGCCCTTAGCAATATTCTCAGCATGCCTTGCCTTGAACGAATCGCGTCTTGCTTTATCAGCTTGTGACTCACTTTCTTTCTTTGGTGAGCCACTAACTCCTTGCTGCCCGAATCGAATCGTTTTTACTTGATCGCCAGACTTGGCAACAACAACGTGAGATTTTGTAGGATGTGATGGAGTTCGTTTCGGCTTGTTGAAGCCTTCGACACCCAAACGCTCTAAACGCGGGTCTTTTTTCATACTCGCGTCACTCCTCTCAATTCGTTATTTTTGAGCCTGCGGCTGGGTAATATAAAAACTTTTACCCAATGCGCCAGTTTGTGCCATCACAAAACACTGGCACGATATTCGCCCCGCTACCTGCCACAATTGCGCCAATACCTGCCGTCAGCGTTTGTGTTGCATCGCTGACAGCTGCACGAGCGCCAGCGCCAGCAGTTGCAGCAGTGGGCAAATTTGCCACGGTTTTCGTAGTGACTTTTGAGTAGCTTGAAAGGGTAATCGTTGCTGCCTCAACATCAACGAACGAGCCTTCCATAAACGCTCGCACCGTGTTGATGCTGGCCTTGCGAGCGTCCCCGTTATCGTTGGAATAGACGATAAGTTTGTCAGCTGATGTAACTTCGTTCAACGTTGATAGTTGGTTGATGGTCGGCATGGTTGCCCCTTAGTTGAGTTCAATCGGCCCATCTTGGCCGGCAAGCACAGGATCCACCGGCCCCGGCATAAATACATCATACATCCAAGGCTTATTACCCGCACCTGAAGGCAGGGTGTCCGGGAATTGCTGCTCAGGCGGCATGGCGGCCTTGGCGAGCAATGTGTCATAGGATGATTTCGCAATAGCCAGCGTGCCGGCCATCACCTGCTTGCCGTATGACGGCGCAAGCCTCACCGCCAGCCCGGTAATGATCGCCTGGTTAGCCATGTCAGGGACGTAGGTTTGCTCGTCGAGATCTGACTGTTGCGGACTCACGGACAGCGGAAACCCGACACGAATACCCTTGCCATTCCAGTCTGCCACCATAGCATCAAGCCTGCGCAGTGCGCTTTCGAGCTGCTGCGGCTGCAAGTCAAACACATAGGATGCAAGCCCGATTTCTTCGAAGGCTGCCTCGATAAACTGGCGCTTGCTGTATCCCATTACTCACCCCTCAAGGATTCTTCAATTTTTTCGAGCAACTTTCGGTCGGTCGTGCGGCCGTCAAACTTGATACCAAGCTCGTTTGCTTTTTGCTCAAGCTCTGCGCGGTTTGGCAGGTTTTGTTCGTCGCCTTCGTTGATTTCTTTGGCTGCGGAGGAATCAACATCTGGCACAGAGTTGGCCACAGAATCATCAGACTCCTTAAGGTAAGCAGACACAGCTTCAACAAGGCTTTTTGACCACCCCTTTTCAAGCGCAACGCAAAGTTGCGCGTCATCTTCAACGCCGAGCGCCTTATAGGTGGTGCCGTTAGGCCCAAAATTAGAGCCTGGGCAACGATAGACCAGTGCTGGATATTCCATCATTTTCCCTTTTTCGCGGCCACTTTGCTTGGCTTGCCTGCTTTCATTGCAGCGGTGCGCGCAGTTGAAAGCGCAATTGCCACGGCTTGTTTCTGCGGCTTGCCTGCTTTCATTTCTTTTGAAACATTGGTGCTAATGCTTTTTTGAGAATAACCTTTTTTCAGCGGCATGATCCCCCCTTTTTTGAACGGCCCCGGGATTTCTCCCAGGGCCAATTTTACAGATTACTAAAGACGATAGACAACAAAGGTATCAGCAGCGGTTTTGCGCACGCGGAAACGCGCAGTGGCGCCCGACGTGGCAGCCGTTGCAGCCGATCCAACAATGGTTACATTAGTGTTGACCGTAATCGTCAGTGCGAATGCAGCCAAAGTAATCAGAGAAAAGTCGATGCTGTCGCCAATTGCAAACTCAGAAACAGCGTCAATTGCCGAGCCCAGCGGGAGCTGGATGCTGCGGGTAGTGGTAGGCGTTGCAGTGACAATGCCGCCAAGCAACGAGGCAGCGGTAAAAACCATCGAGCCGCCGTCAGTGATGTTTGTCGGATCGCCCTGCACTTGGTGATCTAGGCGCCCATCCATCACTTGAGGTGCAGTGCCCACCTCGTAGTAAACAGGCTGCGAGCCTACGGATTCCACCACAATCGTCGCGCCAGACGAATAAGAACCGAACACAGTTTGGCCGACGGTCACGGTGCCAATCAGCGTGGTCTGATCGGGGTAGTTGGGATAACCAATCGTGCGGGAAACTTGCGCTTGGCCTTGCGTGTAAACGGCGATCGACTCGCCGGACGGGATGGTGACAGTGGCTTTGCCATTGACTGCAACGATATTCGACATGGTAATCCTTTCAGAATTCATATAGGGCCGAGTTTCCCCGGCCCGTCACATTAGGTTTGCGAGAACAT